ACATCTCCTGAAGAATTCGAAGCCTCGATCGAAGCTTTCACTTACCCTCCCGAATTCGAGTCCTGCGATGGGACGGCGATGCTGGATAACGGTCTTCGGATCAAACAGCAACGGAGGAAATCCTTCGGGATGTCGTATCGTTCCAGGGTCGGCAACGAAATCGAAGGACTTGCTTACGCTTATCAGATCCACATTCTGTACAACCTGAAAGCTGAGCCTTCTGATCGTGGCTACAACACGCTGACGGAACAATCGGAGCCTGTTTCGTTCACTTGGGATGTCTCGTCGCGTGCTGTGAAGGTTTTGGGCCATCGACCCACTTCACATTTCGTGATCGACTCTCGTGACGTTCCGGTCGAGCTCATGCAGACGGTCGAAGACCTTCTTTACGGGAGTGAGACGTCGGTTCCGACTCTTCCTTCCGCTGACGAGTTGATATTCTTGTTCGACTCGTTCTCGGATCTGGTTTATGATGCCGGAACTCCGTACACCCCCGTCCTTGCAACGTACGACGCGGGAACTCCTGCTACATCAGTAACTGACACAATTGACGGAGGTGCGCTGTAATGGCAGTAGGCACACGAATGCAGCAGCGGCGTGCCACCGCAGCAACGTGGGACACATCGGGTTACGTTCTCGCAGCCGGAGAGTTGGGCGTCACAACCGACACCGGAATCATCAAAGTCGGCGACGGTGTCAACGCGTGGTCGGCTCTTCCGATTGCTTTCGAGGATCAGTACTTGCCGCTTCTGGGGACCGCGGCGAACTCGGATCTGCTCGGGGGTGTCAGTGTCAGCTCTCTGGTGAAGGTTGCGGACACTTCGGTATCTGCCACGGGAAACAAGTACGTCCAGCGGACGGCGGATGGCGGCGTCAAGGGTACCGACGCGAACGAAAACGATGAGCTGACGTCCCTGCAGCAGATGAACGCCGCAATCACGACAAGCGTGCAGACTCTGATTTCTCGGACGTTGACTGCAGCCGGTACACTGGCTGCTACCGACATCAACAAAACGGTTTACGTCAACCAGGCCTCGCTGACCACACAGGTCGTCGTGACCGTTCCGACAAATGCCACCGCTGCGATGCCGGTCGGTTCTCGGATCGATATTTGTGCTGTCGGAGCCGGAGGAGCCAAACTTTCCGGAGCAGCAGGCGTCACACTGTACGGCAAGGTCAACGTCATGCCCGGATATGGCGTGATCCGGCTGTACAAGATCAATCCTGACGAGTGGGTCGGGATCGAGGTATCCAAGGGTACTCGAAACCCGCGAATGAAGGTCGCTTGCACGGTCGCCGGGCAGTCGTTCGGCAGTGCTTATGCCTTCGTTCAGTACGACACGGTAGTCACGGCCGACAGCTACAACCCTGACAACGAGTGGTTCAGCATCCCGGGTACGGGACTTTCCACCGCTCGACGTCTCATCTGCAATAAGGACGGCGAATATACACTCCAAGCCAACGTAGCCACCACCGCTGGTTCGGTGATGTATGCTCGCATCGCTCGCATGACGGCGGATAACAGCACGACCGGCATGGAAATCAAGAGCGTGCAGAGTTTCACCGCTGTTGCTTCGCTCAGCATTACACGGCGAGTCGCCGCTGGTCAGTCTTTCGGTGTGCATGTCGGTTTCGTTAGCGGAGCGACGGGAAAAGCCGACGGCGAATATTCTGGAGCTGCCGACCCCAATAGCTTCATCATCACTCGAATCGGTGACTGATAGGAGGACTGATGTTCTCCTTTTCTTCCGAAGGTGACTGGGCCACAACAACGAAATTCTTGCAGAAAATGCGGGATTTCCAAATAGACTCGGTGCTTAACGCGGCTGGTGCAAAAGGGGCTGCAGCTCTTGGTAGCGCGACTCCTAAAGACACTGGACGAGCAGCTCTGTCTTGGACGTACGAGATCAAAAAATCCGCTAGTTCGGTCGAAATTGGCTGGAAGAACACAGACGTTGAGGGCGGCTTTCCTGTCGCTTTGATGATTCAGTATGGCCACGGAACTGGTACCGGCGGCTACGTCACAGGGCGGGACTTCATCAATCCGGCGATCCGTCCGGTGTTCGATGAGATCGCCGAGACCGTATGGAAGGCGGTGACCTCTGCATGAGTAGCATTGATGAACGCATTGTTCGGATGAAATTCGACAATGCTCAGTTCGGTGCGGGTGCTGCTGCGACCATGAAGCAGCTCGACCAGCTGAAGGCGGCTTTGCAGCTGCAGGGTGCCTCCCAAGGTCTCGATCAGATCAGCGGAACGCTGGGACGATTCTCAACTGCTGGAGCACAAGAACAAGTCGGAACCCTTTCGGCGAAATTCACTGCTCTGCAGGTGGCAGCGATCGCTGCGTTGTCGAATATCGTCAACAAGGCGGTTAACGCTGGCACTCAGCTTCTCCACTCGTTAACTTTGGAACCGATCATCGACGGTTTCCATGAATACGAGACAAATCTCAATTCGATCCAGACAATTCTGGCCAACACGGGGCTCAAGGGTGCCGAAGGTCTGCAGAAGGTCAATGACAAGCTCAATGATCTGAACCACTACGCCGATCAGACGATCTACAACTTCTCCGAGATGGCTCGGAACATCGGTACCTTCACTGCGGCCGGCGTGACACTCGATGTCGCCACGAACGCAATCAAAGGTATCGCAAACCTTGCCGCGGTCTCCGGATCGAACGCCGAGCAGGCTTCTTCGGCGATGTACCAGCTTTCGCAGGCTCTCGCGGCTGGAAAGGTGTCCCTCGAGGACTGGAACTCGGTCGTCAATGCTGGTATGGGCGGCAAGGTCTTCCAGGATGCCTTGATCGAAACTGCTCGGGTTCACGGTGTTGCCGTCGACAAAATCATCAAAGACGAGGGCTCATTCCGTCTCAGTCTGCAGAAGGGCTGGCTGACGAGCAATATCCTGACCGAGACCCTCAGCAAGTTCACAGGCGAACTGACGGCCGATCAGCTCAAGTCCATGGGATATAACCAGCAGCAAATCGCTGGGATCCTCGAAATGGGCAGGACCGCGGTCGACGCGGCCACCAAAGTAAAGACGATGACACAGTTGCTCGACACTTTGCGAGAAGCTGTCGGGTCAGGCTGGGCCACTACGTGGCAGATCGTCTTCGGTAACTTCGACGAGGCACGTAGTCTCTTCACGGACGTCAGTAATACCCTCGGCGGGATGATTCAAAACTCCGCCAAGGCTCGAAACGAGCTTCTGCAGGGCTGGAAGGACCTTGGGGGTCGCCAAGCTCTGATCGACGGTATTTCCAACGCTTTCCACGCGTTACTGTCGATTATCCAGCCGATCGGACAAGCATTCCGGGAGATATTCCCGAAAACTACTGCCCAGCAGCTCTACAACATGACGGTTGCTTTCCGCGACTTCATGGCGAAACTGAAATTGGGTTCGGATACCGCAAATAACCTCCGGAGGACTTTCGCAGGATTCTTTGCGATCTTGGGCATCGGATGGGAACTTCTGAAGGCCGGTGTCAAGTTCTTCTTTGACCTTATCGGCAAGATGACCGGTGCCGGCGGAGGTCTACTCAAGTTCACTGGAAACGTCGGAGACTTCCTGGTTGCGCTTCACGACGCAATCAAGGACGGCAACGTCTTCGGCAAGATGTTCGAATACCTCGGGAAGTTCATTCAGATCCCGATCAATCTTCTCAAGGCACTTGCGAATGCTCTGAAGAACCTGTTTACCCCGAATAAGCAGGGACTCGACGACGCGAAGAGCTCTCTGGAAGTCATGGGCAAGACCCTGACTCCGCTCGAGAAGCTTGCGAACATGTTGAGGTCGGCGTGGACAGGTTTCATGCACATCCTCACTTCCGTTAGCGGTAAGCTCAAGGAAGTTGCTCGCGATTTCGTCAATTGGGCCCAAAGCGTCAACGAATCAATCTCCGGTGCTTTCTCGGGAGGAATCAATCTCGACAACATCCTGAAGGCAGTCGATACGGGATTGCTCGCCGGCTTGCTGGTTGTCGTGAAGAAGTTCCTTTCAAAGCTGAAGAATTTCAAGGCCGATGGCGGTTTCCTCGACGGTGTCAAGGAAGCGATCGAAGGGCTGACCGGCGCACTCAAGGGAATGCAAAATGCCCTGAACGCTACGGCTCTTCTGACTCTCGCGGCTGCGATCGGTGTCTTGACGCTGGCGATGATTGGTCTTTCACACATCGATGCCGCTGGATTGACTCGAGCGTCCGTCGCAATCGCCGTGA